TTATTCCTCTGTCGGATCCTCATCAAAGTCCCGAGTGTGAATCGCCCACACCCGGTGCGAAGAACGGCTCTGATCAGGTGAGCTGAACACGTCAGCCTTGACGATGTCGCCAGAGGCGAACAGGCCATTGCACAGAGCACCCACGGCGCCAGCATCCATGTCCATCATCCGTGCCATCGTCGCCGTGCGCATCGGTCCGTGATCCTCGAGCAGATCCTTGATGTGCTCGTGAGGTTTGTAGTTGATCACCACATCTGGCGTTTCCTCCTCGTCGTCAAGATCATCGAAGATCGAACCTCGGACCACGGCCCGCATAGCACGCCACGGGACGTGGTCACGCTTGTCCTCGTAGTTCGGCATCAGGTGGGCTTCCAGCACGTCACCGTGCTTGATCTTCACGGCGCTGACGATACGCGCGTTGATGAACACCGCCTCGCCTTCTTCCGTTGCAGCAAAGGCGCTGCCCACTGTTGTGACCTGGTCTACGATGATGTTCTTTTTCTCAATCATATTAAGCATTGGTTGTCTCCGTTTGTGTTTCTTCTGTGTGGGCGTCCCGAAGGACTTCTACGATATACTCCGCAAGTGTCGCGCACCCTGTTCCCAAGGTCTGATCGCTGAGCCAGTCTACCTGCTCTCGGGTCAACGCTGCAAGGATGTCGCTGATCGATCCGTACTTCACGTTCTGTTGCGCCAGCTGGTAGCGGATGTCCCCTCGCCCCTTGGACGCAAGTCTTCCATGCTGTCGACCACGGTACAAGGCACTGTTGACCATGCTGTAAGACACATCCAGTGCCGCGGCGATCTCCTTCGGTTTCATTCCCTGCCGCTTCATCTCCCAGATCTGAAACGTCCGCTCTTTGGTTTGTTGTCCGTGCATCGTGCTCTCCTTAATGTATGCTGTGGTCCATGTGGTGGACGGTAAATGACTCAGGTGTGTTGGCCACCTCAGACAGGTAGCGGAGGTATGCTGCTGTGTTCTGCAGCCCGTGAGCCATGCTCACAACCGTCAGGATAAAGGCGCACAGCATCTCCTCGTCGAAGTCATCAGGTAGGCTCTTCTGAAACGCTGTAACGACGTCGCATACAGCGTCAAGGGTGTCCTTCAGTTCTCGCTCCTCGGTCATTGGTCCTCCTCCAGCATTGCTTTGTAGCGGGCGATCCGCTCCTCCAAGATAGCCAGGTCCGTGCTCACCCAGGATGGTCGCACGCCCTGGTATTTGAGGGCGATGTTGCTGCGTTCAGCGGACCACGCCGCGATGCAATCCTTGATCTCGTCTTGAGGTAGGGTCATTGGGTCTCTCCTTCTTTCACAATCAAATCCAAAGCTCGTTGGATGTCATACACGCTGGGCGTCGGGCCGCCGCGCTCGTAACCCTGCAGCTCGGCTCGTAGTGCGTTGCGCAGATCCTTCGTATACTCAAAGGCTTGGTTCAGTTTGTCTTGGTTCATGGTTCTCGGTCCTCGATCCAGTCATATACTTCCTGCAGGTCCACGCCGTAGGCCGCGCACCGCAGCACCAAAGCAAGTGCCTCGTTCAGCAGCAGCTGAACCGTGTCCTCTGGCAGGTTTACCTTGATCTTGGCGCTGCCGTCCTCGTCCTCAATTACTTCTTCCACTATAATATAGTCACTCATCTTGCTCTCCTTTCAGTTCTGCGAGGGTGGTGCGGGCTTTGTTCCCGCCATCTTCTTGCAACGCGTGTCGCCCGCTATCGCCTCCACTGTGTATCAGGCGGCACAGACGCGCCTGCTCTGCATACCATTCCAAGGTATCAACCGCCTTAGCCAGCTTCGCCTCTAGCTCCTCGACCCTCTCCTCAAGCATCACGTTATCCGCTGCTATCTCTTCATACTCATCCTTGAAGTCATACTCTTCTTGCTCCCCCACAGCCTCATATGTCTTCTCGAAGATGTCAGGCTCAAGCAAGCCGAGTGGGATACGGTTCTCAAGCAGGTCTTTGTTGTCTTGTGTCATCTGTTCCACCCCTTGCGCTCCGTATAAAAGTCCTCCGCAATCGCACGTGCCAAATCACGGATCGTCACGTCCATGTCCCACACATCATCCATCACGTTCTCTATGTGATCCGCAAGGCTCGCAATGCTCACGGCCGTAATCTCATCCAGCAGTACGCCGCCGTCCTTGCCCCGTGGTCCGTGGTCCTCGAGCCGCGTCAGCTTTCCGACACCACTGTCTTGATACGCAGGAATTTGGTTCCAACGCTCGCCGTCAAACTGGTCCAGATAGTGGCTCGTCTCAGCGTTGCCGTCCGCGTTGACCCTCGTGTAGTTCACAGCGCGGATCATGCCCTTCCATGACCTGTTGTCCTGTGTCATATTCTCTCTCCTTGATTAAAATTCTGGCTCGCCGTTCTCCGCCAACGAAGGCAAAGAATATGCGTAGTCCCTGTTCCTCTTCGCACGCAGGTCAGGCACGTCGTCATACGATATGTTGTCCGACGCAATCAAACCAAGCTCGCGGAGCTCATGCTCTATATACAAAGGGATCGGTCCGTGGTCCTCGGTCATCCTTCCATCACTTTCTCTATGTGATCCGCAAGGCTCGCAATGCGCTCTTCGAGTATCGCAAGCTTCGCCTCAAGTTCTTCGATGCGGTCAGCGGACAAGCTGAACAAAGCTTCTGCTAAATATTCTTCCTGCACATCGTCGCCAATCTGTGAGCGCAATTTTTTTACTGGATCGTCACTCATCTTGCTCTCCTTATCTATTTTCCAATCTAGGTGAAGCCAGTCAGTATCTTCTGGCATCATTTCTACTTTGTCACCATGAAGTTTCTTTAGTCTAGCCCATGCTCCTGCGTTGTTCATTCTCAGCAGATAAGAGCCTTTACCACAACGGTAATCAGAACCACTTGAACCCTTGAAGTAGAAGTAGTCGTCACTCGCATTGACCTCAGTTATACCACTGTTCATTCTCCAGCTATCACCATCCAAGTAACCACCGCTCCACCCTGCAAGAACACGGTAGTGAGGGTCATCACCTTTCACCTTGACGACAACCCAGTTGTCAGGTGTGTAAGTAGTCATTCTGTTACCTCCTCATGCGTCACGCCGAGCTCCTCGGAGATCCACGCCATAGCCGTGCAGATGTCGGCCCAATCCTCGTCGTAGTCTGGATCCACGCCCTCGGGGATGGTGAACTCACGATGCAACTCAAGAGCACCCCACACAACCCCCAGCCAGCTCGCTTTGTCGTTCGCGGTCATTGGCCCACCTCCTGCGTCAAAAGGTTCTCGGTTCTCGGTCATCGCACACGTCACGTTCCGCAGAGGCGCCACATACTCGTCGGCAATCGCGTTCTCCGTAGCGTAGTCCACGGCGCTCGCAACGCGGGTCAGGTATTCCTTCGTCACCATGTCCTCGGGCGATGGCAGCTTGGCGATATACTCGTGCGCTTCTTCGAAGGTGTGACAAAGCTTTATTCTATCACCTTCAAACGGCTTCTGCTCGTAACTGGACTTGAGCCAGACATAGACACGGTCTTGGTGTATCTCAAGCTCCGCATCTGGTTTTATCACGCCCTTATCAAGCATCTCCGCAACCAGTGCGTCGATCTCAGTGCGGATGTCTTTGATTGTCATGTTCTCGTTCATTGGTTCTCGCTCCTTGGTTAAAACACTCGATGTGTTGTGTCGTGCTTGGAGGTTATCGACAAGTGGAGGGTAGGTCAAGGGGCTTGTGCAACAAAATGCAGAGTTAAGGGAGCACAGTGCACGGTCCCATGTTCGCGGACCATGCAACAAAATGCAGAGTTAAGGGAGCACAGTGCACGCAGCACGGTCCTTGGTCCTCGGATCAAAGAGAGTTTTTCGAGGATATCGTAAGAAAGTCCTTGGTCCTCGGACCTTGGTTTGATATACAAGGTGCGTCCAACGGACAAAAATTACCCCTGATTCGTCTCACTCGTAACGAGCCGTTACACTTGCTTGATTGTAAGTGTAACGGATTTTTGTGTTTGTTTACAGTGTTTTAGGGGTTAAAAAGCCTGTAATCTGAGTCCGTAACAGGGTTTTTTCCAGAGAATCTGAGTAAAAGTGAATCGAAAACTTCCAGATTGGGTATAGTGAGTGTAACGAGTAGTGTTTTTATGTGTTAGAGTATTGTTTTTACTGGGTTATTCCCGTCACAATATCCGTTACACTGACAATCTCTATCTGTAACGGTGTAACGAGTTCCTAAAGGATCGGTTTTTGAAGGTTTTGTTTTTTTGTTAACTGAAATCCTCTGGAAAAATCCCTTTACTTTTTCTGGGAAGAGCGCCTCTTGAAAGGACAGCGGTGCTTGTTGTATAGTGCCCACAAGTAATCTCTGGAGGACACCTTGGGAAAGTATGTGAAGAAAGAATACCCTGAAGGCACACCCATCCGCGCTGATGGAAAGCCTGACCCACGCAAGGGGAGGATCACCAATAGGCAAGAGACCTTTTGTAAGCTGGTCGTTGAAGGCATCTATTCAAACTCCGAATGCGCACGGCGCTCAGGTTTCTCCGTTGCCACCTCAGCAGGCTATGCCAAGAAGCTTTTGGATGGCGTAGAATACCCCCATGTGGTGGCTCGGATCCAAGAGCTGCGCGAGGAGCGAGAACGCCGCTACGGTGTGACCACCATCGGCCAGCTTGAGCGTTTGGCAAAGCTCTCACGTGGTGCTGAAGATGCAGGCCAGTTCAGCTCTGCAATCAACGCAGAAAAGATCCGCTCGGCGCTGGGCGGATTGACAATCGACCGCCGCGAGAACATCAATGTCATGGATCAGATGAGCCGCGATGAGATCACCTCGCGCTTGGCCGCTCTGCAACAGCAATATCCGCAGGTCTTTCAGATTGAGGGCTCCCAGATGCGGGACGTCACCCCAAGTGACACCAGCACCGAGCTTCTGGACTACGTCGAGGGCAGGACAGTAGACAAAGGCTAACCCATCTGCTATACGGAAAAGGAAGCCCCCGCGCTGCGCTAACAGCCGAGGGCATGATCGAAACCTTAAACTGCAAGGGAGGCTTCAATGCCCAGCAAGTTACTATCTATCGAGACTCTTCGCAAGCTCCTTCGCCAAGACCCTGAGACAGGTCTTTTGTTTTGGCGCGAGCGCACCCCTGATATGTTCGAGGCAGACACCCCTGAGAAGGCCGCCGCCATATGCACCCGCTGGAACACACGGCACGCGCACAAGTTAGCATTGAATACCTTCGGGCCATATGGTGCGACAGGTAGGATGGGTGGCAGGAACTACACAGCTTCACGGGTTGCGTGGGCTATGCATCACGGGGAATGGCCGAATAAAAACCTATGGATAAAAAACCTAGACAGTGATCGGTTCAACATCCGCA